TATGTGAGCATCAAGGTCAACAAACCCAAATAGATGTAACTAATACGCATGATACAGATACTTTTAATTTATTTAGTGGCAAAGTTATTAGTGCTAACAGCACTACAGAGCTATTAGAAAGGCCCATTATTATTCATCAAGGTGAAATTATTAAAGTACAAGCTAATCATGCTGGTAATTTAGATATACACATGAGTATCGTTGAGTATGGAAAAGGCGATTAATAAAGTCACGCCAATTAAAAAAGAACCCGAAGAGTGGGAAGTTCAATGGGAACGCTGTAAGCCATATATAGCAAAAGCTATCAAACATCAAGATTCCTATACAATAGACGATATAGAGGATAAAATAAGACATGGAATATTCCATTTATGGCCAGCTAAGAAGTCGGCCATGATAACTGAATTCGTGGTATTCCCCCAAAATACAGCAATGAACTTGCTATTTTGTGGTGGTGATTACAAGGAGTTAGAGGATATGTTGCCATCCTTAGAGGCATTTGCAAAAGCTGCTGGTTGTAAAAGATTATATGGCGGTGGCAGAAAAGGATGGTTAAAAAAAATAAGCCACTTAGGTTTTAAATCAGAAAATTTAATTAGCAAAGAATTATGAGTAAAGGCAAATCAACACAATCAGTCAGTCTACCAGCATACCAAGAAGCACAAGCAAAAGAGTTATTTCAAGCTGGTAAACAATTAGCTGGAACACCATTCGTTCCATACACAGGTCCTAGAGTTGCTGGATTTAATCCAGATCAACTAAGACAATTTCAAGCCACGAGGGGAATGTTTGAGTCTAGCCAACAATATGATCCATTGGCTGGATTGCAAGAATTGGCTGAAGCTCCTACCCCAACAATTCAACCAATAACAGGATTTCAGGGATCGCAAATACAAAATATTCAAGGCCCAATTGCCGCACAAATTAGGGATGTTCAAGGCCCAATTGCCGCACAAATTGGGGATGTTTCAACTCCACAATTTAGAGGCTTGTTAGATGCAGATATTGGTGCATATCAATCACCGTATCAACAACAAGTCATCGATCAATCTATGGCTGATATTCAAAGACAAGCTGATATTTCTAGGGGTCAGGCACAATCTCGAGCAATCGGTGCTGGTGCGTTTGGTGGCTCAAGATCTGCTTTGTTGGAAGGCGAATCACAAAGACCATTTATAGAACAAATGGCAAGAACATCTGCTGGTTTAAGACAAGCAGGATTTGAACAAGCACAACAAGCGGCTCAAGCTGATTTAGCCAGACAACAACAACTTGGTATATTTGGTGCAGGTCAAGAGCAGCAAAGAGCTTTACAACAAGCACAGTTTGGACAACAAGCTGGGTTAGCAGGTTTTCAGGCGCAACAACAAAGAGCGTTAGAACAAGCTAGATTAGGTCAACAAGCAGGATTAGCTGGATATCAAGGCAGATTATCAACAGCACAAAGACAAGCAGAATTAGCTCAACAAGCAGGACTTGCTGGTCAAGATATTCAAGCAAGAATGAACATGATGCAACCAGAGTTAGAGATGCGTAATAGACAACAAAGAGCAGGATTGCTTGGTGGTATTAGTGCAGAGCAACAAGCAAGACTTGGGATGCTTGGTCAGATTGGTTTACAACAACAGGGTCTTGGACAGAGAGGATTGGATGCTTCTTACCAAGAGTTTCAAAGAGCTTTGGGTTATGGGCCTCAACAGTTTGGTTTATTGGCTGCGGGTCAAGGGGTTACAACTCCAACGACTACAATGCAGCAATCAACTGGTTTAGGCAATATTTTAGGATCTGCTGCTCAATTATATGGTCTGAGTCTTTTGCCTGGTTCAGGCGGTTTTACAAATCCATTCGGTTAATTACGGAGTTTTATAATGGCGTTTTCAATACAAGATTTAATGGCAGGTTTACCTGGTTCACAACCCATAAACCCTCTTTCACCTACTGTTAATCCATTAATTAATCCTCAAATAGATAGAAAACAATTGGCTGGTGATGTTGCTGATGTAAAAGATGCTAAAAATCAAAAGTTAGCCATGATGCTTTACGCACTTGGCGGTGCTTTAAAAGGTGATAAAAACTTTGTGCAAAACACCATGGCAATTCAACAAATGCAAGAGGGTAAGAAAAAGCAAGAAGAAAGAGAAAAAGCATTTAATGATTTTCTTGGTAAATACGAAGGTAAAATAGATCCAAGAATTACAGACTTTGCAAAAGTATTAGGCGCAGAAAAAGGCGCTTCATTAGTTTCGTCTGCCTTCGAATCAAAAGGTCAGCCCAATAGTTATCAAGAGTATTTGTTAACAGATCCTACTCCTACATCGGAAGAATATAGTAACTTTTTAAATAGAAGTAGCGGTGTTGGCAATATAGTTCAAGTTGTAGATAGAGAAGGTAATTTTGTAAAAAATGCATCTAAAAAAGATGCTATGAATCAACTTGATGAATTTAGCAAACAGGGTTTTAAAATAACCCAATTACCAGCTGGTACTGCGCCAGCACCTACTGGTGGAAAAATAGACCCATTTAAAGAACAATTTATAGCAGGCTCTAATTTAATTAGTGAGCTAGGAGTTCTTGCGGAAAACATACGAACAACGCCTGAAGCAGCAAATGCTTTAGTCGCTGGTGGAGCAAATGCTATTGAGTTTTTAAAATCAAATATTGAAGGGTTTGCTAATATAGCGGATGTTAATAAAGATAACCCAGTCTATCAACAAGTTCAAAAATCTCCAGTATCCACACAGGGAACAGATTTTACTGATAGAATTAGTGCAGTTTCTGGCGGATCAAATCTTATTAAGTCTCAAATTCTTGATTTGGCATTTCTTTTTGCCGCTGCTAGAGGGCAGTCTGGAAGAGGTTTGTCTGATAGAGACTTTCAAAATGCGCTAGACATTATTTCTGGCGGAGTAAATGCAGAGCAAAAAATAGCGATCATACAAGATATTTCTCGAAGAATTACAAGTGAATATGATAGAACAGTAGAAATTGCAAAAAGACTATCTGCTGATGACCAAAATTTTATTGATCAATTAAATGCTCTTGGGCCGCTTCCAACTCTTACAACAAGCTCTTCAACAAATATGTCAGATGATATGTCAGATGAGGACTTAATAAATTTCTATAAATAATATGGCAACAAATGCTGAATTAAAGAAAGCGTTAAGAAATGCGCATAATGCTGGCGATAAAGAGTCAGCAACTCGCATTGCTAAAATTTTAGCATCACAAGAACAAGCCGATCTTGTTAAACTAGAAGAAAGCATAGAGAGACTGCCAAAAGCACCTAGACCAAGCGCATCAGACCTTGCAAAGGATCTACCCATTTCATTTGCTAAAGGTTCTGTACTTGGTAGTGCTGAATTAGCAGGATTACCTGGTTTAGCACAAACTGGTATCAGCGCCATGACGGGTGTAGACATTTCTCAAGCACCCCCATCTATGATGGCAGCACCATTACCTCAATATCAAGACATTATGAGTTTGATTGAAAGAATACCTGGAGCTAAAAGACTTACTCAATATCAACCCAAAACAAATTTGGGTGAATTTGCTGAAATGACTGGTAGATTTGTCGGCCCAACACTTCCTTTTACAAAACTTACAAAAGAGGGCGGACCAGGCAGGGTAGGCAGAGCATTTGGCATTGGAACAGCGGCAGCAGTACCAGCCTATGGCTTAGAAGATTACCCATATGCTGCGATACCAGCATCATTACTAGCTGGGGGCGGTGTAGCTTTTGCAACAGCGCCATCGAGGGCGGCTGAAGCAGCAAGGGCTGTGTTAAAAGATGTTAGCGATGAAGAGATTGCATTAGCCAAAGAGGTTCAAAGGCAGGCAAACGAGCTGGATATACCGATCACAGCCGCAGAATTAATTGATAATAAACTTATTCGAAGTCTTGGAGAAACTGTTTATGGTTCTGAAAAAGGTGGTGAAATAATGTTTAACTACCTTAAAGGTAGACCAGAGCAGGTAAAAAATATAGCTACAAATCTATTAGATGAAATTGTTAAAGATCCAGGTTCTACTAAAAAATTAACAAAAGAAATATCAGAGGTTGCAGAAGCCGCAATTTTAAATGCAAAACAAATAAGAAAAAAAGAATCACAAAAATTTTATGAAGTTGCAGATACTGAATTTGTTGAAGATAGTCAAGTCAATGCGGTAATACAAAGAATTGACGAAATAATTAATGGTATCCCAGGTCAAACAGAAGGTTTGGCGCAAGGAGATCCAGCTATTAGAAAATTAGTAGCCTTAAAAACAAGTTTAAGAAAAAAACCAATCAAGGCAAAAGATCAACCAGAAATTTTAGATGAGCTAGGGCAACCAGTTCCAAGAAAAACAATAAAGCATCCGCAAACAAACATTAATACTCTTGATAGCATTTTAAAAAGGTTTGATGAAATGGTTGTTGATTCAAATGCTAACATTGCGCAGCCAGAAAGTTTTATTGCAAAAGATGCTAGGAGATATTTTACTAATAGCGAAAAAACTGGCGTGTTAGATATGTTAGATGATGTATTAAAAACCAATGATAACTATTTTGAAGCTAAAACAGCATTTGAAAAATTATCCAGAGAGGTGGTTGATCCAGTTATTGCAAGCATTGGGCCATTGGCTAAAAAAAATATAAGCATGAAAAAAATTAAAAACTTTATTTTTAATTTAGAGGAAAATAGCGCAGATGACATAATTGATACTTATAAAGTTTTAAATAAAACAGATCCAGAGGCATTTCCAAAAATAGCAAGGGTATATATAAAATCAGTAATGGAAAAATCTTTGCGAAAAACCAAAAAAGGCGAAGAATCTTTAAAAAGTGGTTTTGATTTATGGGATAAATTAACTCTTAGAGGCGAAAGGGTAGATAACTTTAACGCTATGTTAAAAGGTATTGCAGAATCTCAAGGAGCAAATCCAAACAATGTTGTGCTTGGATTTGATAAGTTTAATAATGTTTTGCAAAGAACAGCAAGAATTGCAAATGTAGATAACCCAAAAGTAGCACCTAGCGATCAATTTTTGTTTAGAGATATTGCTCAAATTGGCTCTTTTATGTGGCACGTTAAATTTGCAGCAAAAGCAAATACTTTTGTAAAAAACAAAACAATTGAAGATTTAGCCAATATATTTACTGATAAAAATTCAGTTGCATTGTTAGAAAAGTTGGCTAAAACAAATCCAGCTTCTGATGAAGCACAAAAGATTGTAAGAACGATATTGTATTACACTAACAACCTTAAATCTCAAGAAGAAAGAGACAGAGAAGCATACATAGAGCAAATGCAAAGCGGAGCTGTACAACCTCAGGTGGCAATACCCGCCGAATAACCCATGCCCCTAGCAACAGAACGAGTTGGTCGTTTTGGTGAATACCTCACAGCAGCAATCCTCTCTCAAGTTTCTGACACAGTAACCATTGTTCCACACAACGCATCCGCAGACATCATCTTTGAACACAACCTAAAGCTGTATAAATGCCAGGTCAAAACCCAATCTAAGATAGAAGAACATAGAGGCAACTGGCGGTTTGATATGCGTAAAGGCCAAAGAGTTGCTCATAGAAAATACAAAGATAATGAGATAGATTTATTTGCTTTTGTTTCTGTAACCCACAGGAATGTGGTGTTTTCTAAACCTTTAGACCAAGCTCAACTAACCATCAACGATGAACACATGAAGAACAATGATGCTATCAAAAACATCAAAGATATATTAAAAAATCTTAATTAAAGATTCTCAATATCAAATTTAACTTCTTGATCCTTATAATGCTTAACGGAGTTTATTCCTACTTGTAGGAAATACTCCGCTAATGCTTGAGGATCTTTTTTTTCCAACCCAGCTATATCTATCAAAGAACGCGCAATGTATCTGTTTATATAAACAGGCGTATTGTTGTTCCTTTCATTTAGAACTGGGTCTTCAAAATCAAACAAGTTCATTGCTTTACTCCTAGACCTCTACCTCCAAAGTATGTCGGCCTATTTTGTTACCCTCTCCGTCTACACCATGTACGAGTTGTAGTTCAAGATCAATAGATTGTTTTGCTTTGAGCAAATCTGTCACTCTATCATCCTTCTTTCTGGTTATATATTTAACAACATCAGCAAGACATGGACTCAAATTGTTTGCATAAGCATACACCTTTGGTTGTATCTTTAAACTTGTATAATGTTGTCCACCTACCTGGTTATTGATCGCAAGCATATCAATAGCTTGATCCCATTCCTCTGGGGTTACATTATCTATACTCATATTTCTTCTCCTTTTTTTATAAATATATTTGCATATCATATAACTTTAGTGTAAATTTAACAACATTCAAATACAAAAAGGGAGTATTAGGAAATGACAGACACCGATAGAGTCTTTATAGACACTAAG